TAGCATATCTACCTCTTTTGTGTAGTATGTGACAAGACTGATAGAGTACTTTTTCTTTTTTTGATGCAACACCAATCCGTGTGAGGGTCTCTCGCACCTTCAAAAAATCATCTTTCTGGTCAAGTGTTACCTCCACCATATCTTCTATTTTAATCATCGTTTATTCACTCCGCCTTTTTCTAGTTTTTCTTTTATCAAAGCGATTTGTTCATCTGAAAGAATACGTAGGGCTTCTTTGGCTTTTTCATTAGAATAACCAAAATACTCCTTCACACATTCTATATCCCTTATGGCCGTGGCTTTCTGCCACTTTTCAAACTTGCGTTTAATAGGCCTAACGGTATTTAGAAGATATTGGTATTGAAGTTTTTGAGGGAGTCCATGGTTCATATTCATCTGGTTAGCATAGAGAATGCAGTCCATATGATACGAGAGGGCACGATTTACGACAAACGGTACATAGTCCTTTTCATTGTCAAGTACATCTTTCTTTGTCTGTAGGATGCTTGGAACGATATCTTTAAAGAGGTCAGCCATTTCACTTAAACTCACACTCAATCATAAATTCAGTCAAACATGCAACCAAGTTAATCTCTTGGTCTGCAACGAAAGCGGCTTGATATTGATACTTGGAGAGAACCAGGACAGCAGGAGGAATGCTTTCTGGCTTGAGAAACTCATACATGTTATCATAAATCTTACGTAGAATTGTGGCAGTATCTGAGTCAAGATTATTAGTTACCCACTTACGTGCAGTAGTAAAATCTTTGGCTTTGAGGGCTTTGACCAACTCGGTAATATTTACATCAGAAACAACGGCAAGAATACCTTTGTCGATAGTCTTACCTTCATTTGAAGAATATCGTTGAAGTTCATTCAGAATACGGCGGTTGTCAGGGAAGTGCTTTGTGATAACAGCGGCAACTACCGACTTATCATATGTAACACCTTCTTCAGTAAGCAACCATTCCACACGTTTGAAGAACTGTGCGGCCATCTTGGCTTTCTGACCATTCTGTAATTTGAATTCAATCACGGAACAACGTGAGTGAATTGCCTCCATAATCCTGTTCTTAAAGTTACAGGTAAAGATGAATGAACAATTTACAGCAGTTTCTTCAATAGAACCACGGAGTGCGGCTTGTGCGTTTGGAGATAGATAATCAGCCTCATCGATAATGATGACCTTGCGGCCACCAGAGAGGCTCATTGATGATGCATAGTTTTTGACTTTAACACGGATGTTGTCAACACCGGTTTCTTCCGAGCCGTTAATGACGATGTAGTCGCATCCGACTTCTTCGCATAGGGCCTTTGCGATTGTAGTTTTACCGACCCCTGCGGATCCAGTAAGTAGCAAATTTGGGATTTCTTTTCTGTTAACATATTCCTGAAAGGTTGATTTAATAGATTCTGGAAGAATACAGTCTTCAATTTTATGAGGACGATACTTTTCCACCCAAAGCATTTGGTTGCTTTCCATTCACATTCTCCATAGTATAAAACATAATCATATCATATTTTACGCCAAGAGTCATTCTCTTTGACGTATAGTTTACCATCAGGACCTGGTACAATTTTCACTTCAACACGCTTTTCAGTTCCAGGTTTGTAGGTTGGACCTGTAGTAAACAAGTAATAACTGTTGGTACCATACAATTTAGCTGGTGGCACTTCTTCACCGTATGTTGCATTCAATTGCAATACAGGTTTACCTTCAAGTTGTTTTTCTAACTCAGCAGTTGGTAGTTCATCTTGTTTATAAACAATTCGTTCTTTGACTTGTTTATAACCTTCAACACCAACTGCAAGTAGACCAACCAGCCCTAGACTTTTTGCAAAACTTCTACGGCTTGTTGGGTTCATTTTGTTTCGGTCATGCCGAGATAGAGTGCTTCGAATTCGTTATCTTCAGTCACTTCTTCTTGGAACGATTGCTTGTGGTGAGTCTTTGCCATGCGGCGGATCACTTTTTTAGGAATCTTAAAGTTATCATAAAGTGCATTGATAACATCTTTGATTGCTTCTTTGTGAGAATCAATAACTACCATCTCATTAGAGATTTCGTTCAATGCATCACGGATTGATTTGAGTTGGTTCTCATCAAAAGAACCATAAAGTGTAGTCACGGCAGTCATAATTATCCTTCGTACTTGGAACCAGTTTCTGTTGTGATCCAGTATTCAACATTGACTGTTGCATTCTTGAAGTGACCAATACCTTTTGAAGAAATGGTAATGTCATAAGAACCAGGAATCAACTTCAAGTTATCTGTTGCAAAAACCATACGATACTTTGCACCGTTTCCTGTAACATTTAGTTTTGTTGAGTTAACGTGGGCAGAGTCATCTTTTGAATCAAAGGTTTCAATGCTAACAGATTCACCATCAGAAGTGAAAGCAATGTTTGGAGAACCAAGAACAGAAGCGGCACGTGTGATCCAATCAAGGTCATCAGGTGTAACTGTGAAAGAAACTTCTGCATTGTCCATGTTTACTTTCTTGTCTGGTGGAACAAGAATAGTTTCTTTGGAAGCCTTACGATAGTTAGTTTTGGAACGACCAGAGAGTCCAAGAATTGTGATATTCTTATCAGAGAACTCAAGTTCTGGTGTATCAGCACGTTGCATAGACAAGACACCGAGGAAGTTATTCAGGTCGTGAATACCAAACTCATCGTCAAATGTGTCTTTCAATTCAGCTTTTGCTAGAATGTTTTTTTGTTTAGAGATAGTCTCGATAACATTACCACGCTTAACAAAGATGCCTTCATTAATAGTAGAAAAGTTTTTGAGAACGCTTAGTGTGTCACTCGATAGTTTCATTACAATACTCCTTTGATTAATTCACAATTATACTTGAACCGTAAGATTTCATCAAGCATCCTACAATATTATTTTTCAAGTCTTCCATAGTACCTTCATTATCAATTGTATGGTCAATGTGACCACCAATCCAACTCCATTCAGATGCGTGTACACCAGATTGTTTTTCCATAAAATTCAAGGCTTTTAAGTCACCACGATTGGCTTTACCTGCAATATCATACCAATGAGGAGTGATACCACGTTTAATCTCAATCAGAATACCACCATTGTTGTTTAAGAATCCGATTTCATTTTGGAAACGAACATCTGTAACAACAAAGTTTTGTTCTGGATTATTTTCGATGTATTTTTTCAGTTTGATGATCCAAAAGTCTTTGTGAAAGACATCACGACCAACTTCTGTACCCATTAACTGAAGTGCATATCTAGGGGTAAAATCACGACCAAATTCTTTTGACCAAAACTTATCAGGTTGTTCTCTCCACTCTCTTGAGTGTTGGGTATCACCTTCTAATAAGTGTCTTGGCCAATCGAACATTTCTGCGGCAACATCCTTAACACCTTTGGCAAAACTCACAGGAGTAAAACCAATGTCTTTAAGAATATCACCAGCAGTACCTTTACCTGAACCAATGAATCCAAGTAAACCAACAAGCATTACATTTCTCCAACGTAATTTGCTACAGCAGGCATGTCGCCTTGGAAGTGATAAGTGCCGATGTGTTGTGTACGCATCCATGGGCAGAGCCAGATTTGACCACCCATGTTACGCCACCATTGACAGAACATATAATCTTCTGATAGATAACGTTGAGATACCGGATCAATAACGGTATCAAAGTATGCATGAATGTATCGTGAACCATCAAAGTGTGCTTGACCAACATGGTCAGGTTTGTACTTGTATTCAGGATATTTTTCTGCCCATTTCGGAAACACTTCACGCTTAATCATCATAAAGCCTGTACCAATTTCCATAACTTCAAGTGGTTCGGAAACGGAGAACTGTGCAGTACCTTTTACTGGATTAAAAACGTAATCACCGGTAAGTTTCTCTAGTACACCAGCATCCATATCTGGATGCATCTGTACGGCTTTCTTGATGTTATTCCATTTGATGGCTTTCTTAGGATAAGGACCACCAATAACATCACGATCCAATGCTAACATTGCGATAACATCTTGTGGATTGAAATTGATATCAGAATCAATGAATAACAAATGCGTACAATCAGAACGGTTTAAGAACTCATCAACCAAGTAATTTCTTGCACGTGTGATTAGTGATTCGTTGAATAGGAAAGAAAATTTAACATCAATCCCATATTGGATGCACATACCTTGGAGGTCAAGGCAAGCCTTCATGTACAATCCGTGATTTTGTCCACCATACATCGGTGTGGCCACAAATAGTTTATGTTTTCTTAGTTCTTCTGTTTTGATTGAAATTTCCATTTGTACTCCAAAAATAAAAAAAAGGAGAGACCATTAAGTAATGGTACTCTCCCGTGTCAAGCCATCAATTAAACGGCTTGTGGGCGAACACCCATAGCACGGCATTGTGCTTTAAAAGACTTTGAAGGTGTACCAAGACGATACACAGCAACTTTGGTACCATCTGCACGTGACTTCATGTTCGTGTAGATTGCATAGCCTTCGCTACGCAATTCAGCAATACGTGCGGCAACGTTTGTGATGCCGAAACGGGCACGGGCTTGTGCTACGCTGAAGGTGTTATAACCAGTAGATTTGGTCAAAGTTTGTAACATTTTTTGTTTCGCAGTCAGTTTTTTCATAATAAACTCCATGTTTAAGTTAAGTTAAATTCTCATCAAGAGAACGTGTATCATACTATTATGTATGAAGAAAGTCAAGTGTTTTTGTGGTACACTTGTTAATTTACCGACCTACTTGCGGCAAATATTTTTGCTTGGTTTCTTCCCAAGTCATATAAACAAGGTCATCATAGAATAGGGTTTCATATGAAACATTGTTTTTCTTTTGCAATTGGCGAATACGACCTTTTGCATATTTTGTTTTCCAGAGGTCAGACAAGGCTTCCTCGGATGTATCGAATGATTTTACCAATTGATCTTCTGTGATTTCACCACGGAGGAACTCATTGGTATTATTGTAGAGTGGAGAGAAATAGATACCACGTTGGTGTGCGGTACGTGTCAACTCTTTTGGAATACCAAGTTTCGGATACAAGAAGTGTAATGAACGATTCTTGTGGTCACGTTTGAACGGAAGACCTTTATCATTCTTAGCTTCCCACCACTCAAAGTATTTCTCTGTGTGGTTCTCTTTGAGCCAGTTCCAAAGCATGTTTAGTGTAGACTTACGAGGCTCGAAAGCAACAGAACCAGACGAGAAACCCATTTTGTTCCAGTGTTCAAGACCATCATACTGAGATAGACCACCAGACTTAGTATTACCGTAAAGAGAAGTAGTTGTAACTCCAGCAAGAACATCACCATACTTTTCTTTCCACAAACGTTGAACGGTATCAGACAGGCAAAGCAATGCAAGTAGCTTACCACCCATGTAATTGAAACCAAGCGGCTGAAGTGGAACAATAGAAGAACCGATTGCAGTATGGTTAATCATACCACCTTGAGTTTTCTTTTCACGTTCCCAACCAATTGCAGTATCACGTGGTGTCAAATCTAGGAAGTCGGAAGAAATACAAATCACACCAAGGTACTTACCAGTTACTTCATCTTTAACAATAAAGTTGAGGTTGCGACCAATATTTGAGTTGTTCTTCATCGTAGAGATGAATGTACGTGTTGTGTTCCACAAAACAGGAAGGTCTTTAGTACGCTTCTTGTCATTCTTAACTACACTACCATCAATACCTGTTGTGAGAGTTTCACCTGAATCATCAGTGTATTCCATAATAGGACGTAGATTCATAAAGTCATCTGGTGATTGTGGAATCCAGATATTGTTCTTTGCGATGTTGATGTACTTACCTTGTTCTTCATCAACAAGAACTTTTTCTTCATCACCCCAAAGAGTGTTATTGATTTTGGTTGGAAACTTTTCCTGCACTTCACACCATTTCTGGTACAGAGTGTATTCTTTAACGTCCATATTAGACGCATAGGTCAAGTCTTCGGTAAGAATGCGTTTCAGTTCTTCAGTATCAATGTGTTCAAAGGAACTTTTAGGGTTCTTTTCAGACCAATCTTCCCATTGTTTCTGTACATGTGCTGGCCACTTTTCATTCTCAATCTCAGAATCGTTTGACATTAAATTTTTCTTTCACTTTTTTAATCATAAGTTGTTGTAGCTTGCGTCTTTCAGCGGCAAGTTTAGCACGTTTTTTATGTGCTTGTTGCATTGCCAGTGGTTTCACATGCATAGTATACACTATTCCGTTCATATGGTCAAGTTCATGTTGAAAACAACGTGCAGTTAATCCGGCAAACTGTGCAGTTTTCTTCTCTCCAGTAAAATCCTGGTAACTTACCACAATGGAAATTGGACGTTCAATGTTTAGGAATAAATCCAAATAAGTTAGGCATCCTTCTTCCATCTTAATCTTTTCTTCGGACGACCAAGTGATTTCTGGATTAAAGAATGCAACATAGTTATCACCCGAACCCATAACAAAAACACGGTGATTGAAACCACATTGATTAGCAGAGAGACCTAAAGCACCATGTTTCTTACAAGTTTCAACCAATGAACTGGCAAACTTATTTGCATCAACAGGTG